ACATGCCTCAAACATAAACCCATACGTGCTGCGTTCCACGTGCAATCTGACCGCGTTATCAATGACGCTATAGGTCACAGGGTCGCCATTTAGATTCATCTCTGGTGCAATAATTACGAATGATACTATGTTTTATATAAGATCTGCTGCTTGTATCCAAGTTTGATAGTTTTTTCTTCTACCCTGCTGGCCATCTTCATCAAACGGAAACTAACAACTTACTACTCTGTCTCAATGACATTGATGTAATCATGAGAAGAGTGCTCAGATAAACTGCTGGCAAATGATCGAACTCTTGTTGCACTTTCCATCCAATCTTCCCCCGGTGGATCTGGTGCATCTAGAGGAGCTTTCCTCATCTTCCTGGTCCAAAAGCAATGAAGGCATTCAGAGGCCAATTTGTCCTTCTTGGTTAATTTGACACCCATATCATCACAATCTCTGGCTAGTATAAGGTTCATTCCTCTTGGTTTGAATTCCTTGGGAGTTCTAATACCCCATTTGCGTTTTATATCCAGGTATCCTGGATTCACAACCACTCCTAGCAATATCCTGAATGCCCTTGTCAAATCTCTCTTTCTTTTCCTGTTCATCGTTTTCTTGTCAGCAAGAAATGCTCTATGAGATGGGTCAACATAATGACGATTTACAAATTGCAGTGCATATCCCCAGATCTCAAGTCCATCCAGTTGTAATATCTCCCTGGTCATAGTAATTCCCAGATTATTTATATGAGCTAGAGATAGAGACACAGACGTATTCTTTAATGGCTTGAATACTTTGTTTATCATCCTCATTTCCTCCAGGATTCTGGATCTTGGATCAGCTCTCACCTTACCATAAAGCTTTACCATTTGATTGATCATCATGTCAGGATCTGGAAAAGAATTCTGTGAGATGTGTCCCATTAGAAACACTTCATGGTTGCTCTGGTTCAGATGCGGAGAAAATCCCACCTCTACCTGATTCAAGCCCATTATTGACATGATATTAGTCAATATATCTTTGGCATAGGTTTTCATAACTACTTGAACTCCTTGAGGTAAACTCCTGAATGCATCAAGGAGAACACATAGCCCAACGGTCTCTATATCGCAGACTATAGAGGTCCTTTCAACGCCCATGTCATTTATCTCACTAGACATTCTTTCTGACCAGAGAGGATCCTTGATATCATCTGGAACATTTAACAAAACTCGCCCGGAGATTCCCTCATATCCTCTAGACAATTGAGGCATTAAACATTCCATATCTTGGGGAATAATCTTATGGGTTTCTAAATAGGAGCAAGGGTACACTGTAGAGTCTTGATTGAATGTTTTCACCAACAGTGAGGTTCCTCCTGTTCCATCTCCCAACACAATGATATGTCTTTTCAAGGGTTTGTGAAACAAGATCCCAGCCCACTTGTAAATGCTAGATGTTGGAAGAGTTACTTCTCTGTACTCTCTTCTACTATTTTGCTCAACGATCATTCTATTTCCGATGAATATGGACCTGGGAGTTCCTGTCCTGCAGATCACTTCTGTTGATTCGAAGGAGATGTTATTCCATTCGATTATCGGAAGAGTCTTTCTTTCGTTAATAACAGCAAGTGATTTGACCATCTTGTCTAGACTCATATCTAGAACGGGAGTTTTGACAAGCATTCTATAAACGTCATTTTGAGGGTCCGCTGGATGTCCTGGTTCGTCCTCTGGGATCTTCTGAAAGTGTTGAAAGTAATGAGAGTTCCTGCATTCTAACAAACATCTCATCATTATCAGAAATCGAAACTGCTTATTGGACAGAGAACCTTTGGCCACAGGAAGATGGCCCATTCCTTCGATGGATAAGCGTCCAATCTGACCAATTGTCTCTATTAATGCAGTCTTGGAAGTATTCAATATTGAGAATACAGTTTCTGGGAATGAGCCAGTCATAAACAAATGACTGTTATCTGGATTCTCATCAGTCCTTCCTAGAGTTAATCCTCCTAACCCCTTGAAGCTTCCAATGGGTTTCGACAACAGTTTATCAGTTGCTCTTCTTCTGACTTTTGCGAGTTCCTCACCATCAGGTGCCTTATCCATCTCTATGGCTGCAAGCATCATCATCACATGTGCCACATTGACCAGTAAGGTATCTCTGTATAATTTATATGAGTAAATCCTGGGATACTCCTGAAGGTCCTCAACTCTGGTATCATCTGACCCGAATAATCCCCCATGGTACAATCGAAATCCGATCTTTATTGCTAGTGTCCACATCACTCCCTTTTGCAATTGTCTAACATCAAACATGCCTGGTTCAGCTTCATGACACAATGATCTTACATTGCTCATAATATCTAGTCCTCCTTTCCTATCAATGAATCCCAAGGCTCTTGATATGCTGTCCCTTACTCTTGGGGGATATATATTATCGAAATAGGGAAAGGGGCACTGGATGTCGGGGACTTCATCAGTAGTTGGTACGACACAATCTTCACACTCTATGTGATGATGCATGAATACACTTTCAGCCCTCCTTGATGAGATGTATTGCAGCCAACAATATAGAGCCTGGAAGTGCAAAGTGTAGTTGGTCTGGCCTCTTCCATAGGTCGGCATACAATCGCTCGACATGTACACATTACAACCAATCTGTGGTGCATAGTTGATGAAAACTCCCTCAGATGCTCCTGCTGGAGTGAATCTATGATCAATAGATCCTGATGACAACAGTCCCTTTGGATCATCGTCTATAAATTTGTCATAGACAGATGTGTCACAGACAACAGCTAGGTTTTTCTCAACAATTTCCATCAGATTTGGGCCAATTCCAAGCCACGACGAGTACCTGCATATACGCGAACCCACAGCAATCAGTGGCTCTCTTCTGGCATCTATATCTTGCTCTGATACGACTTTACACTTGATTCTTGACCCAAGATAAGGGACAAATTCTCCCTTTTCATTTATTCTGACATAAATGTAATCCGTTGGAGGACATTCATCTTGTCTACCTTTACATATATGACCAATCCCCAATTCTACTGGATGAGGTGTGGTCACACCAGTAATTGTTCTTCCCCAACCAATATTCCTAGCCATTCTAGCTTGCTGGGTTGCACAATCATAGTCGATGGTACCTCTTTTCATTGCTCTCCAACTTATGAACATGATGAAGTTATGTTCATTGTACATCATTGCCTTAATGACTTGAGTCTTGGTTTTCACCTTTTGGGCCAACTTCTTGATAGTACTGGTGTTTTCTACTCTTTTTATCACTCCGTCTATGTACACATGGGCATAAGTGGAATAAACCTCTGAGGTTATGAAAGGGTTCATTGGGTCTGTTAACATCGCAGAGCAGACCTTCTTCCTGTCAAAGACTCCCAATATTGTTCCTGCTTCTTTGATGAACTGGTTCTGATCAAATTCTCCAGACAATAAGAGCTCTCTTACGTTCATTCTCCCTTGAAAGCTGGGTGTTGGCGGCTTCAAGAAGTTGATTGATGACGGGCTCTGGATCAACATATCAGGTTGGATAGAATCATTCCCGATGAAAGTGTACCAGTTCTTTAACATTGTTTTGTATGGACTCTTTACTTCCGCAAGCATCTTGATCCAGGCATAAGCCTCTGAGGCGTGATCAGGGAATCCCCTCATAATGAATCCAGGGAGAGGAACTGTTACACTTCCTCCAGCTGCCGTTGGTATCAGGATCATAGAAACTACCAATCTTCTCTTGTTAACTGACCTCACCCTATAATCTCTTCCTCTATGTGCTCCGGGGATCTTTACATGGTACTCATGTTCTCTTAGGATGCATTTCCGTGTGAATGGGTGGTACTCTAACAAGTAACCGAGCGACCACTCAGTCATTGCTACAAATATGAGATACATGACATCAGGCATTTCACTCAATCCTGCCGCTGAAGCCATGTTAGTAGCAATAGTTCCTACCACCCCTGCTACAGTGACTTGACCCTCATTGGTTAGAGCGTATGACCTCAGCACTTTTTTGAACCATTGGGGCATCGCATCTCCGTCATGTAGGATCATCTTTCCATACATAAATAGTCTCGTAGAAGCCCAAGTCTCTCTCACCTTGATAGGCAATTTAGCCTCTTCAAATGTTCTCTCCATATCGGTTACAAAGGCTTTTTGGATCTGTTTGGCATTTTGGATCATTTCTTTGATAGTAAGCTCATTTGATTTCCATCTCTGGGTGGGCATCAGTATTCTAACTATCTGGTTGTCTCCTTGTCCCATCAGTTTTGTTCTCACATTTCTTCTCTCAGCAATTGCAGATAAGGCACATACTGTAGCTACAGTCCATCCTTTTTGTCTCAACCCTTCAAAGCCTCCCTTATGTCCACGATATGCCATAGGAGGATCCTCTTGGAGTTTTCCAAACTTTACAGTGGGAACATACTTGCCTGAAGATGAATATACAAACGATGATTCAAATATCTCGTGGGTCCTTGATATCAAATTGGTATATCCGAAGATCTTATCCAACTGTTGGAACATGGGTTGAGTTAATTCATTCCTCATGTTCGAATTCCACTTCGAAAAATCGATGTTGATATTAACGTCGAATGTGGAGTCTTTTCCCATTCCGCCAACGGTCCAAAATTTCTTTTGGAGTACATTTTGTGAATCTTTCATTGTTATTGCGGGAAATAGCTCCAGCACGTGCTTAGCTATAAGGTCTTCCGTCAAAACGAAGTAATATCTCATCCTTTCTGACATCAGAGAAAACATTCTGGCTTTGATCTTGATTTCTCTCTCTTTCTCGTACATTCCAATGATACACTCATCCTCAGGGAGCCCGTTCTGATCTATCTCCCGAAGGAACTCTCTGCAGTTTAAGCTCTTTCCTCTCAACCATCTAAGGAGCCCTCTTCTGTTCTGACCTCCTGTAGTGTTTTGGTACCTGACAACACTGTCTGTTAGCTCCTTCTGGTTCGGAGATACTGCTTTATCATTAAGAATGTGACAAAGGTCAAATGTTATTGGAATGTCCCATATCTTCTGGATTTCGATTCCCAAGAAGTCCTTAGTATCATAAGTAGGATACATCTCCTCTATTGAAGAACCCTTCTTAATGCATTGAGCAACATATGAGTTTTCTACCTCTTCTGATATCAAGACGTTTGGATAGTAGTGATGCTTCTCGTAATAATTTATCAAGAAAGTTTTTCTGAACTGACACAATATGTCAGTTGCTACCCATGGGCTAACTTCTTTCTCTTCAGTGCCGATGTCGTAAACTTTCTCCATCCCTTCATAGATATTTACAACCGGGTGTCCCCAACATCGATATAAGCAAAAGACATTTGATAACTCTTTGATCGATAAACTGTCAAATATGGCCAACCATCTGTGAACAAGTTCAATGATTCTTCCTCTCATAGCAGAGTTTAGTAGCATGTTTTCTACCTCATCCATACAGTTGTACAAAAACTTATGGCATTCTGTGATGTCATCGGGAGTTGCTCTCAACACCTTTCCTATAACAAGAGATTCAAACATAGCAATTGTTTCATATCCATCATTTCCCATTTCTTCCAGAATGTCATCTCCAGTTGATAATATTTGGTCAATTTTTCCTTGATCAACCCATCCAGGTGTATCATAAAGTTCTGCTATCTGATTGGCAACCATTAAACAAATCCTCTGTCCGATGGTATCCATTAGCAAAAGCAATGAGTGTATATTTCCTATATACATTACATTCTCTTGCCTGTCATATAGTGTTGAGAGATTCTTCCTCGCAACGATCTGGTACCAATTGCCGTTGACTTGAAACTGACAATGTGCTGCACCTGCTTCAATTCCAGTGCCTTGATATACAGGCTGAGACCCTCCCCTCATCACTTCTGCTCTTGTGCATATAATCTTCAACAATTCTGCAAATGCTATACCCCATGACCTGTAGACTATTACTCCTGGGAGCTTCAGCGCCACATCATTCATGGAGATAGGAATCATGATGTCCCTATTCCTCAAAGCCTGACAGACAAGGTTTCCTATTTCTTTATATGCAGGTAAATCCATGGTTGACAATTCTCCTCCAGGCTTGGACAGTTTCAAAGATGGAGCCAACATTCCAAGCTCCATTTTGATCTTGTCTCCTTTGCACAAACTTTCTATCAGCATGTACTCATCCCTTAAATAATAGGGAATATCTATCTTGTACTTTATAGTCCCTGGATACATCAACTCCTGTATCTGATCCAAGTTGATTGCACTAGCCAAGTGCATATCATGAAGAGGTCCTTCGTCAGGAAGAAAGTAATCATCGTCTTCTAGCTCATTGGCTTCAGCGTGCTCCAGAGTATCCATTGAGCTTTATGAGCTTGTGATGTTGCACGCTCTGTTGTCGAGCTTATGCGTGGCCTTGATCTCGCTTGTGCTTGGGAAACTCTGCCGTCTCTCCTGTAGAACAGATGACAATTTAGTACATAAAATCAATACCATTAATTCTAGTTGGTGTTAGAGACACTAGGACCCTGTACCTGTGGGTGTCTCGATGCGATGAAAAATCACAATCGGAAGTAGGGGAGGGTTGAAATTGGCG